AAATAACTTTAAGCCTTTTTTAACTTAAGTTTTAAATGTAAAGAAATAAATTTCATATAAATAATGGATGAGATCCGTCGTAATCATAATCTCGCGAAACGACGACTCATAGAGTCGACTACCAAACGCGGTGATGATATATTAGACGTTGGTTGCGGATTTGGTGGGGATCTTCAAAAGTGGCGGTCGCGTGACGTGCGTATAAGTATGTGTGATCCACAATCATCGGCGCTCTGTGAAGCGAAAGCGCGCGCCAAAAGTATGAACATTGAAGTTAATTTTTACGCGGGTGATGTGAGAGATTGTCCTCGTCGCCATTACGATGTGATTTGTTATAACTTTTCTTTACAGTATATTTTTTCAAGTAAACAACTGTTTTTCACATCACTGCGAGAAATTAGAATTCGAATAAAACGGGGTGGGTTATTGATAGGTATAATCCCGGATTCTGAGATGATTATATTCAACACACCATTTGAAGATGAGCTCGGTAATTTTTTCAAACTATCATCGACTCCGAATGGAAACTTTGGCGATATGGTTGATGTTCGTTTATCGGATACACCGTACTACGCTAACGGTTCCGTAAAAGAACCGTTAGCGTATAAGGATTTACTGGTGACACACTTGGAGGATATCGGGTTTCGTTTGATGTTATGGGAGAGACTGGATGGTCACAGGTTGTCAGAGATGTACAGTAAATTTATATTTACATATACTAGATGATTATTTTATCACTCTTGATCGCTATCAATCTATTGATATTACTAAAAACGAGTGATCCAGGAGAATTCAAAATTGTAAAAGAAAAATATAAAATTCTTCGAGAATATTTGATAAATACGAACGAGTATCCAGAATTTGCGGTTCTAACACGTTGTATGGTCCTAAATGGGTATTATAGGACAACGAGTATCTCTGATGTTGGTTATAATACCAATAAAGGTCAAGAGATTGGTATCTGTTTATCTGGTACACCGAATGAAATATTTCACGTATTACTTCACGAGCTCGCGCATTGTACCGTGACAGAATATGATCACTCTGAACAGTTTTGGAACAATTACATGAAATTACGGGATTTGGCGATATCTATCGGTATATATGAAAAAATACCAGAAAAGACAGCGTTTTGTGGTAAGCATGTCCAGGATAAATAATATTTGTATAGGTTAAATGAAAACACCGATCAGTACTCTGGTCATGGTCATCTTATACTGGCTCGTCATATATGGATTTTCCATAGTGCCGCACATTTCAGACAACTATAATCTTAATCTGGTTTGGTTGACAGTTGTCGTTCCGAATGTAATGCGTCTCATTGTTGGTAATATCCCCAGACTCGCCGTTGATCGTTTGTTCTTTTTATCATCGAGTTTGATCGCTCTTATCATAACATTCATGGTCAATGCGTTATGGGCGGATTCAAAACGCGCCGTCGAAAAATATGGAAGTGACAGAAGAAAGACACTTAAATTGAGTGTCTTGCTCATGTTGGCTTTCGCTATTGGAGCTTTCGTGACCTATTTTTCTGGAATCGATCAATCGATTTATAGTAATATGGGTTGGGAATCACAGACTCAATCTCAATCTTTGAGTATGTAATTTTGAGTCATGTAAAATATAGCGGCGGCTACTAAACCCGTCGAAGCCAGACCAACCATGCTCCTGCTCCCTTGTTCGTTAAGGAACTTGGGAACAGAGGTCACGAGTTTGTCCTGGACCGGCTTACTCACCGCGATCGCGGCGCATACACCGACAAACAATGCCATCATCTGATCATCGGTGAGGTTGAGTGGGTTTTTATTCGATGTCGCCTCTTTCGTTTGTTGTTGGTATGCACCCTGTGGTTGAGCTGCCACCATTTGAGGCATCACACCCTGCATTCTCGGTTGTTGATTCATCATTGGATGATCCATCATACCGAAATCGTTCATGTTTCCGTTATCGATCATAATATCTGATATAGGTGTAGAGTCCATCGCTTCTTTATTTTCACGTATATTTTTTTCAGGCTTATTTTCCTTCACGAAAGATGTTGTTGGATTTATATTCACCATACCATCACCGTTGTCTGATAAGTTCATTGTAGTGACAGAGTCAGCCATTTAATGTAATGTAATTTTTTTGAAATAACTCTCAAACGCATGTATTCTTCTGGTGTTTATTGACGCTTTATTACGTTAATTACTGTTTTTCTGTTCGCTTTTCTGGCGTCGTCTTCTTTTTGCTGAAGATGCTTTGGGTTGTATAATTTTTTGTGCATTTTCCACAAGTCTTGGCTTCCTACTTTAAAATTTTTTCGTAACGTTGCTTTATACCAAAACACGCAGTCTGTGATTTTGTTAGATTTCACGGTATTGTCTAGTACAAGGCATTCGTAATTCTCTGTACACGCATCCATCACTTTGCAAAACATATCGAATGACGGAAATATACCAAAAAAGGACTTGTATAATTTTTCTCTGTTCTGGATGATGTTTTCCCTGAGAATGAATACGTAATCCACATTCGCCCTCAGCGCGGGTGGTAAATCCATGACGTATTGCATGGTGAGCATGAAAAATATCTTCCAATGACGTCCGTTCATAAAACATTGACGAATGCACGTGTCCTTCAAAAATTTACTATCATACATGCAATCGTCAAGAAGCATGAAGGCACCACAATTTGTCTTACCAGCACCCACAAGTTTACGTTGTCTAGCCATGACTCGTTCTATCGCGTCTCTGTCGTATTCTCCGTAAATACATATGTCTGGAATAAAATCCGAATAAAAGTGATTTCCTTCCTCGGTTCCCGACAAAACTATTCCAGCGGGAAGATGTTTTTTGTGATACATTATGTCTTTGACGAGTGTAGATTTACCCGTGTTTCGCTTTCCTATAAAAACACACACCCGATCATCCGACATTGTCTCTGGCTTGAATTTCTTCAATTGAAGATTCATCCTTCTATTGTAAACGCCCTGTTTTATTTCGTAAAATTTTACTCATATACAATAGATATGTCTGGGCGTTTGAGTCTGGCTGTCACCGGTATCCAGGACCTATGGCTGACGGGTTCGCCACAATTTTCATACTTCCTGATGAATTTCAAAAGACATACGAAGTTTTCAATTGAACACATAGAGACTCCGTTTGATGGCGATTTGCGTTTTGGTAACGAATTCTTATGCAGAATACCCCATAACAAAGGTGACTTGATAAAAAACATGACATTGAAAATAACACTCCAGGATCCCGGACCAGACATAGAGGTCGGTCAGTTATCTGGTAACTATCTCGCGTACGTACCGTCCATTTGTACAGAATTACTCGAACACATCGAATTGCGAATAGGTGGTCAAACCATTCAAAGGTTGACAGGGGAGTATATTTTTATGCACCAGCAACTCAATAATTCTGACGACGATGTATTCCAAACGCTTTATTTTTTAAACGGTCACGGTGGATTTTTGAGTTATCAGGGTACGTACACATATTTCCTCGATATACCGTTTTACTTTTACAGACACCCCAGTCTAGCTATACCGATGTGTGCTCTGACCAAACAACTCGTTGAGGTAAACATAAAATTAAGAAATGCAAACGAAGTTGTGTTTGGATATCCATTCACACCAGCACCACCCGAGACAATCATAAAAAACGTATCACTCGATACTGAATTCGTATTCCTGACTGATGATGAAAAGGGATTTTTATTGACTAGACCAGTCGAACAAGTGATCACGCAATTACAAATGTCACAAGTCAATATAGAAGCTGGACTCACGAGAAAGGCGATGATGTTGAATTTTAAACACCCAGTCAAGGAAATGTTTTTCATAGCACAATCTGATGCATACAAGAATGCAAATTATTCACTCATATACGAAGACATAACCCGCCTTCAATTGAAATTCAATAATCAAGTCGTGTTTGACATTGATAAAATGTTTATGACATATGGTCACGTATACAATAATTATGTAAACATACCATACACTACGGCGAGTATTGATTATTTGGGTAATAATACAACATTATATTCAGTTTTTGGGGTTTATTCATTTTCGAATAGTCCCGATAAATACTATCCAACTGGACAGGTCAATATGAGTAGAATCGTACATAAACTTCTAGATGTCGAAATAGCACCGTATATACCGGAATATGATGTAAAGTTTAGAATTTACGCGACCAACTACAATGTTTTACGAATCGAAAGTGGAATAGCCGGTTTAAAATTTTAAATATCTATATTAG